TTCGAGCAAGGCGTCCGGAGTGAGAGTGACGCGGGTGTGAGACTTGCTGATCAGTGCCGGGTTCGCGCCGTCGTGCTGGATGTACACCGGCTTGTTGCGCTCGTTGACTACTGGCACCATGTCAGACTCCCGGGTAGGTGGTGTACAGGTGGTTGCACTTGCTGCAGTTCACGGTACACGCTCGCAGCCGCTCGTGCTTCGGAGTCGCGGCGCCGCACTCCGGGCACTGGTTCTTCCGCAGTCGCTCGTGCCGGACCTGGCCGGCCTCGCGACGTGCTGCTGCTTCCTTCTGGATCGCCTCTGCCTCTTCAGGCGGGACCTCGATCCACTTGCCTTTCACGAAAGCAACCTTGGACTCGGGATTCTTCTTGACGAGCAATGGCTTCTGCTCGACCGGCTTCTTCGCCATGTGGCCTCCTGTCTGTCAGTCTGTCTGGGCACATAATACCACACTCACGGCTTCCAGACTCCGTGGCCGGAGCCATCAAGGGTGAACACAACACGCTTCACACCCGCGGAAGCGATGACGCGCTGGCAGCGACGGCACGGCTTGGCCAGCGCTTGCCGGCCGGACTTGGTCACACGAGCGATGAACATGACGCAGCCGTGCGCCTTGAAGCTCATCTGCCTGAGTGCATCGACCTCGGCGTGGACTGAACAGTTGCTGTGGTCGTCGAGGTACGCCGGGTCAGACTTCAGTATGTTCCGCCCGACTGCCTGTACCGCTCCGCCTTTCGTCACGACGCAACCGAACGGCCACTTCACATAGTCGTCGTTCGACTCTGCGACCTTGGCCGCGATCGCGAGGCTCACTGCTCTAGCGCCAGCGCGATCAGTCGAGCAGCCTGAGCTGCGAACTCGTCGCGGGTCGACAGCAGCGGCCAGATCGCCGCCTGCTGCGCGCGACCGACGTTGTCACGTTCGACCGCAGGCAGACCTTCGATGTCGCGCGTGGTGTACGAGTACGCTTCACCGAGCGGCGACGCTTCACCGTCAGCGGCGAAGAGCGGGAGCTCAAGGGCGGCGGCGTAGATGAACCTGGACCGCCACCAGCCTGAGCCGGCGTGGTAGTACGACGGCGACAGGATGCCTGACGTGGACGAGTAGAACTCGACTACGTCGTGCTCGGTCTTGACCTTGCGGTTCGACCTGTGGCCGACCATGCGCACCGGCCACGTAGCGTCAGGCAAGTACTCGGCCAGCCACTCGGTGTGGTCGGCAAGGCCGGCAAGGCCCCACGCTTCTTCACGGTCACTTGAACGGAGGGAAGCGTTAGCGATGTCGACGGCGATGAATGACGGGTCGACTCGTGTGAAACCTGCTTCGGCGATCGGCTTCGGCAGAGTCTTCCTGACGATGTCATCGCTGCCCCAGCGGTACGCGGGAATGCCGAGCGCAGAGTTCTTGCGGCCACGCCACAGTGCACGCGCTCCGGCCAGCATGTCCGGCCACATCGCTTGCCACTCGTCCGCACTGAAGTAACTGCGCTGCCGGTAGAACGGAGTCGGGCGGATCTTCTCGGCCTCGGCTTCGTCAAGGCTCAGTTCTTTGACGACGCGCTTCCACTCTGCGTCAGCAGACTCGAACGTGTAGTGCGTCGGGCTCGCGTCCGGCAGCAGGTTCCGCACCCCAGAGATCAGGTGCCTGTCGTAGTAGATGCTGCCGCTGTCGCGGAGCTGGAAGGTACGGAGCTGCTGGTACGTCAGCTTCGTCTTCCAGTCGTCCAAGAACAAGACTGCGGGCACGCGCTCTTGGCTCGCCGCCCACAGCAGCCCCATCGCTCCGGGCGTCCCGTTCACAGAGTTCACGCCGGCAAGGTTCAGCCACATGACGTCGTACACGGACAGGTCTTCGCCCGGCATGACGGCTCGCCAGTCTACGGTGTGGCCGGCCTCGCGCAGTACGTCGACAACCGCTCCGGGCACATCGATCTTCAGTGTCGTCGACCGCCGGCTCTCCGGCGGCTTCACCTGCAGCGTCGTCGCGCCGCTCATCAGGATCTTCATCAGTCTTCTCCAGTCTGGTCAGTCAGTGTGCGCTCGAGGTCTCGAGCAAGGTCAGTCAACAATACAGCCTCTTCGATGAAGTGGACAGCGTCGAGGTTAGAGAGTGTAGCGATGCGGTGAAGGAGCACGAGCGGTGTGGCTGCTTCATACAGCAGCTCGATGATGACACTTACGTACGCCTCGTGCTCATCCACGGTTCGTCCGCGCGCGACTGAGCCGCTTCTGCTCAGTATGCCGAAGAGCTTTGCAGTCTTCAGAGCACAGTGCTTTCGACCCACGGGTCTCGAACTTGCGGCCGCACTGCACACACGCGACGACGCGTGGCGGCTTGATGAGCCGACGCTGTCGCGCGGTCGTTCCGCCGTAGATGCCGTCACGCTGGTGCGCGTTCTCGGTCAAGCACTCGTCGACGACGGTGCAGGTGGCGCAGACTGCCAGCGCCGCGGTCACGGCTCGGTGATCTCCTCGCTCAGGGAAGAACAGCTCGACCGGATAGGACAGGCAAGCGGCTTTGCGCCGCCAGTCTTCATCAGCCATGCCGCTCCCACAGCTGGACGATCGACCAGCCTTTGGTCTCGTGGACTTTGCGAAGGCCGGCGGCAGCGACAGCAGCTTCCATCTTCTCGACGGCGTCAGGCCACTGCTTGTTGTTGCCTTCGATCTCCACGGCTACAGCACGCAGCTCAGGCAGTCGGCTCAGCGCCGTCCAGTCGTACGTCCGCTCGGCTCCTTCAACATCGACCTTGAGCACCGTCGGTCGATGAGCCTCGAGCACCTCGGTCCAGCCACACGTCGGCACGGTCAAGGGTACACGCGCGCCACGCGTCCGGTAGAGTGAGTGCAAGGCGGTGCGTGTAGCGTCGCCGTCGCCTGCGGCGTCGATCCAGAGCTTCAGCTCGTCTTCAACATCGTCAGCGACGACAGCGGCTTGGACCAGCGTGACCGCGTCACACCGAGCCTCGTACACGTTGAGCTTGAGCAGCCGGTAGTTGTCAGGCTCCGGCTCGTACGCGATGACTTCGGCGCCCGCGGCCATGGCTGTCCGCGTGAACACGCCGATGTGTGCACCGAGGTCGAGGACGATGTCGCTCGAGTTGATGATGAGCTTGCGGTAGGAGTTCTCCCGAGAGATGTACTTGTCCCACCTGTGGTCTCGGTAGTGCAGCGTGTAGCCGTCAGGTCCGGGCGTGGTCGTGGTCAGCGCGACGGGGTCGAGCACCGTCGCCTCGGTGACCACGGTCTCGGTCCCGCGCGTGAACGTAGCACGGTAGTCGCCGGGCGGTACAAGGACGCGGAACCGAGTCTCACGCTTGTCCAGCGCCGTCGTCTCCGGCAAGACCGACCGGTCGGAGTAGAGCAGTGCTGTCGACGGGTGCGGGTCGAGCGTGACGCTGGGTCCGGCCATCCACTTGCCGTCCGCGGACTTGCCGCGGACGACGAGTGGGTAGTGGCCTTCCGGCCACGGGTCAGAGCAGAGGTCAGGCGCCGGCATCAGCGGACCGCCCAAGGACGGGTGCCGTGACGCTGGCGCATGACAAGGGCGGCGCGGACGTTGCAGGTGGCGTTGCTCCAACCGTAGTTCGTGCAGCCGACCGCTCGGTAGAACGGAGCCGAGTAGCGCAGGAGCATCTGGAAGCAGCCGCGGGCCGATGACCGACGGTTCGCCGCCGTCGGGATGCCGCGTGACTCGCGGTGGACGATCCGGTGCGCCCACGCCTGCCAGGCCGGCGGCCAGTAGGTGTCGACTGCTGCGTGGCAAGGCCCGGAGTAGCCTGCGTGTGCGGGCGCTGCCGGCGCCGCTGCGGCTGTGCCGGATGCGGCTGGGACTGCTGCTGCTGTCGCCAGTACGGCGGCGGCAAGGAACGTACGGAACTTCATGTCAGCCTCCAAGGGTGCTGTGGGTTGTGTCAGTCTGTCTCTTCTTCGCCGAACAACAGTCTCAGTTGCTCGTCGACATAGCCGGTAGGGTGCCGGCGGCGTGACTGCTCTTCGAGGTCACGCAGTACTTTGGCTTTGCGCTCGTGCTCAGCAAGGCGCTCGGTCATCGCGCCGAAGACCGTGCCGACGATGAAACCGACGGCGAACGCAGTGAGGATGAGCACGATGTCCCAGCCGCTCACTGGTCGTCGTCCCAGCGCTTGGCCATCTGCTCGTCCAGCATCCGCTGGACCGCTCGCTGCTCAGGGGTCAGCCACTTGCGCCGCGCCTCGAACAGGCTCTGCTCCTCGAACAGGGAGCAGCAGAACCAGCCGAAGCCGAACGCGACGGTGATGCTGACGAAGTACCAGAACGCCGTCATCGCTCGGCCTCCTCTTCCAGTGCGGCCAAGAGGGCTTCGAGCTTACGCTCGAGCTCATCGAGCCTGTCGTGTGGTGTGGGCATGGGTGCTCCTGTCTGTCTGTCTGTCGTGGCTGCGTCGGCGGCCTGTGGCTACTGTACCTTGTCCTCTTCGTCTTGGCAGGCATACCAGTACCTGGCCATGCGCGCGGCCGTGAGAGCGGCCAGAGAGAGCAAAGCCGCGAGCACGGCAAGGACCAGCACCGTCACTCTTCTTCGTCGTCAGCCGGCGCTGCCGCGGGCGCGGCCGGTTCCTTGGTGACCTTGTGCGCGTTCTTCGGGAGGTCGGCCGGCAGTGTGCAGTCAGGACCGGTCGCGAAGACCCAGACCTGCTTGCCGGACCTGGACTCGCAGATGGCGACGTGTGGCTGGCTGGTGATGTACTCGACCAGCTCGGCGTCGCCGGTCTTGATGACCTCGTGCTTCAGCGTCGACATCCGCACCCACTCGCCGTTGTCGGCGCAGTAGCGGTTGAGCTCCCACAGCTTCTCGGCACGGCGCGCTTCGACGTCGAGCTCGTCGTCGTCTTCACTCGTGGCCGGCGCTGATGGCTCGGCGCCGACTCGGATCGGGCCGTCCATGACGCCGGTGATGCTGACACGGTACGTCCCGCCGGCGGACTGACGCGCTCCGGTCTTCACGGTCATCACAGTCGTGTCAGTCTTCGCGTCGTACTTGGCTTTCATGAGCGCCCATGCCTGAGCCCACTGGCTGGCGCCGACGCCTGAGACCGAAGCAAGCTCGAGGGCGGTGACGGCTTTCCTGAAATGGTCTACGACCATGAGCGTGGTGCCTGAGCGCTCGGCCAGTTCCGCCCACTTGACGAGCAGCGTGCCCATGGCCGCGAGCTGTGAGCGCTCAGTGGTGCCGCCGAAGACGTACAGCGAGTCGACGACGACGAGCTTCCAGTTGCGTGACTCGAGCTGCTCCTCGAGCTTCAGGGCGAACCGTTCAGGCGGCGTCAAGGGTACTGTCGCCATCTTGATGCGGCTGGCCGTGTCGCGCTTCTTCTCGTCGCTGAACCCGAGGCCTTCCATCATGCGGACGACGCGGGACCGGTTCCACTCGCGGCCGCCCTCTCCCATGAACGCGAGCACCGGCCCAGGCTCCGGCACCGACCAGTCAGGGTAGCCGAACAAGGGCTCGCCCGAGGCGATAGCGACCATGCAGCCGGCGGCGAACAAGGACTTGAAGCTCTTCTCCGGCCCGGCGACGAGGACACGGCCACCGTCGCCGGCGGCTGTGATCAGGTCAGTGACCAGCCATTCGGTGGGGCGTGGCGGCTCGAGGAACTCGTCGCCGCTGATCCAACCGAGGTCAGGCTCCGGCTGCAGGGCGGCTTCGACCTGAGCGTACAGCCGGTTCCGCACCGGCATCGGCAGCTCGTCGAAGTTCGGCGGCAGGTGCTGCCGGACGCGGCCGATCTGCGAGACTTCCCTTCGGACGATCTCGGCTACTACCGGGTCCGGTTCCATGCTGCTGGTGCTCCTGTCTGGGTCGGTGGGTGTGGTCACGATGCGGCTCGTCGCTCGCGGTCGAACGCTGACTCGATGGTCGCTCTGACTTCGTGCCGGAGCTCCTCGTCGGTGAACACTTGGGCCGCGGCTTCGACGACCGCACTGGCGCCGTCCTGCGGTGCAAGGGCGCCGGCGGCGCAGACCTGCGCGACGTCCCTGGCCGCACGGTACAGCGCGTTGTTCCGCTCGCCGGGCCTGGCCTGTGACAGTACCGTCAGAGAGTACCGTGCCCAGTCGAGGGCTTCGTCCTGAGTAGGCGGCCGGTCGAGGAACCCGAGCCACGCCGTGACCAGGAGCTTCAGCGAGCCCTCGGCGACGGGTGGGCCGAGGCTGACGGCGTCGAGCTGCTCAGGCACGGGCTCGAACGCTCGCGGGTCGGTGACTGTGCCGAGGACGCCGATGCCTTTCGACTTGATGTCCCCGACGTGCGTGCCTCGCCACATCCATCGTCGGTCGCGGGCCGGGCCTGCTGACCGGTACCATCTGTGGGGCAAGCCGCGGCTGAGGCTGAGGCTGGTGAACGTAGGGCTGGCGTCGAGGATGGCGGTGAGGTCATCCGGGATGACGTCGAAGTCCTGGTCCGCGAGGGTCAGCCCGGACCGTTCCAAGTGGACGCCGGCGTAGCCACCGGACTTGCGCTCCCACAGCTGGGACACCTTGGAGGGTACTGACTCCGCCTCCGCCCATTTGCCCTTGGGGAGCTTGCTCGTGGTGCCGTCCTGGTTCCTGACGACCCGGACCGGGATCACGAACACCGGCCTTCCGTCGTTGCACTCGGTCAGCAGGTCGAGCAAGTCGACTGCTTCTTTCGGGCTCAGCATAGTGTGTCTGTCCTGTCTGTGGGATCTGTCTGTGGGCGGTCTGTCGTGGTGTCTGGAAGCTGCACAGTAACACCTGCGCAGCCGGCCGATGCGCTTTTCGAGGGTGAAGTTTAGAAGTTCTGAAGTTGCACAAAGTTGTACGGTGCTACTTCAACTTCAGTGTTCGGTGTTCTTGACGGCCCGAACCGAGAACAAGCCGAGTGGTTGGAGTGACGGCTGGACCGGCTCGGTGTGGACACCCTTGTGGTACAGTCGTCCGGTCCGGCAGGCCGTCGGACAGACTGACAGGAGTGACTGACGATGAAGACTGTGGAACTGAGCAAGGTGCCTCGGCACGTCTTGACGGGCAAGCGGAACGGCAAGTGGGGGCCGATGCTGGACGCGGTTGCGGCTGGCAAGGCCGTGGTCTTGTCCGCGGCAGAGGTAGCCGAGTACGTCTCGGAGACGTCGCTGCGGGGGAACATCTCCTCGACGGCCAAGCGCGCCGGCCTGCGTGTGACGGTCCGGAAGGACACGGCGACGGGCGACCTGTACGTGCTGCCTGCGGAGAAGAGCGTGCTCGAGATGCTCGACGAGGAAGACGAGCTGGAGCGCCGCCTGGACCGGTGGAAGCCTGCGGAGCGGTAGCGGGAAGCGGCCGCCCTGGTCGAAGTCGAAGCCGTGTCGAAGTGCGTGCAGCCGCCCGTCGTAGACCCCTTCTTCCTCCACACTTCGAGCACCCCAAGGGGGGTCAGTGGACCCCTTGGTGCGAAGTTTAGAAGTTGAAGTTGTCTATAGGCGACTACAACTTCGAAACTTCAACTTCAGGGGTACAGACGTAGGAATAGTCCTGGGCCTAAAGCCACAGGCTCGGAACTTCAAAGTGCCGGTGTGCGCCCGATGGCAGCGCACACACCGCAGCATCGGGACACTCAAACTTGAGAGTGTAAGCCGGATGGGAGCAGTGAGCCGGCAGCGAGAAGCGTCGCGGAGGTTGAAGAAGAGGAGGAGGAAGAGTACAAAGGTGGGAGAAAGGCGACGCAGCCCCGCCGCTACCCACACGTACACACGGCCACTCTCAGCCCCGCCACCTCGTCCGGGCCTGGTACCCCACTCGCCACCGGCGTCATCGGGAGACAGGCTCGTGTGACCGGCAAGGGGCGGTGATGCCGCCTCAGGCCCCGGCATTGTGCTACAGTGGCTGGCCATGGACGAGTCACGGACCTCAGCTGAGCTCGAGGCGGAGCTCGAGGCGGAGCGCCTCGAGCGCGAGCGCCTGTTCGGTGCTCAGTCTCGTCTTTACGCTTCAGTGTCGACAGCCGGTGAAGCGGCGGAGCGGCCGGCCGGCGACACGTTCACTTGCGACGCTTGCCAGCTCGAGCTCCTTCCGACTGACGCGCTCACTGCGGCGTGGGTCGAGCGGCGAGCGCGTGACGCTGACGGTGCGTGGTGGCCTGCCGGAGTCGACCTGGTGATGACTGGCTGCGCGGCTGACCGCGAGCTGCTGGTCGAAGCGGCGACCGGACGAGCCGCTGACCTCGCCGCGTCCGCGGCTAACACTTCGCTGTCAGGCGACCCGCTCATCACCTACGTCCCCGCAGTAGTCGACTGGCCGGCGGAGCTTCCGCCCGAGCCTGCGCCGGAGCCGACGCCGTGACGCCGGAGGAGCAGCAGGCAGCAGCCGCCCGTGACCAGCTGGAGGAGAAGCTCGTCCCGGTCATGGTCACGGCGCTCGCCGCGCGGCCAGAGAGCGAGCAGGCGGCCACACCCGCAGCGGTCGAACGAGGCATCGCCACCGCCTACGGCGTCGCCCTCATCGCCGCCATGTCAGCACTGGTCTCGCTGCTCAGCCGCGGCCGGCCTGACGTCGACTCGGCCGTCGCCGGCAAGCTCATGCGAGACCAGCAAGCACAGCGGGACATGGACGCGGTGACGCGCCGACGGTCCATCGAGCTCGGTAGCCTCGCTGTCGACTGGTCAGCCGCTCATCTCGACCGGCTCCGCGAGACCGGCCGGCCGGTCCAGCCACCGGACAGGCCTTGGGCGGAACAGGCAGCGCGGTCACTTGCCACGCACGCCGCGTCAGTCGCCGCTGAGGACGCAGCCAGCATCGTCGCGCCCGCGCTCGCAAGGGTCGCTGAGCTCGAAGGGACACCGGAGTTCCGGAAGGTCTGGATCACTCGCGGAGACAAGCGGGTGCGCCCGCTCCACCGTCGGCTCCACGGCCTGCCCGCCAAGATGGACGAGTCGTTCTGGCGCTGGCCCGTCACCGGCCAGCAGCTCCGGTTCCCTGGTGACCCGGCAGCACCGCTCGGTGAGACGGTGAACTGCCGATGCACGCTGTTCTACGTGCCGGTCGAAGTCGACCCTGCTGACGTCATCACCGCGCTCGGGCCAGCGGACTACGAGAACAGCTTCGACCTCGTGGCCTCGGCAGCGGTCCGGTCCAGTGACGGCCTGAGGCGACGTGCGCTGGAGGACCTGATCAAGGAGCGGGATGGCTGAAGACCGTGACCTGTCGACGGACCGTGACGGGGATGAGTCCCGACGGGACGAGGGCGTCAAGCAGATGGGGTTCCGCAAGTGGCTGGGTGTCCAGAAACGGGCGGGCAACCCGGACGGCCTCGAGTTCATCGAGTACTGGGGCAAGACCGGGGTCAGGTGGCCGGTCACGTTCAACTTCGAGGAATGGAACGACGTCATCACCAGCCACTGGCCGGACGAGGCTGACCAGGTGACGACGTACCTGGTACGGGCGGAGGCGGCGTGGCGGGCGGAGCAAGCGGCCGGCCAGTTGACGGCGGAGGCGTACGGGATCGCACCGCAGACCGTCGCCAACCGGCTGTCCTACCGCGTCGCCCAGACGGACGAACGGTGTGGACTGGTCCATCGGGACGGTCGTCAATGCAACGCCTTGGTGGTCCCAGGGTCGACCAGGTGCACGGAGCACGGAGGTGCTCTAGTAGACCCGGAGACCCGGAGGGCGATCCTGATCTCGACCTACGCCACGCTCGTCGTCAGCGCTCAGGTCGCAGTCGACACGCTCGTCGACGTCGCTCAGAACTCACGCAATGACCTTGCCCGCGTCAGCGCCTCGAAGGAGATCCTTGACCGCGTCGGGCTGACGCCGGAACTCAACATCAACGTCACAGTCACAGGCCAGTCAGACTCCCCTGTCGAGAAGCTGAAGGCCCGACTGAATGAGATGTCTGACCGACTGCACCAAGTCCCGATTGAAGCCTCTGTAGTGCTGCCTGAGCCTGAGCCTGAGCCTGAGCCTGTACCTAGTCCTGAACCTGAGAGCCTGCCTGAGAGCCTGCCTGAGGCCTGACCTGCCTGCCTGCCTGACCTGAACCTGCCTGACCTGTAGGCCTGACCTGACCTGCCTGCCTGAGAGCCTGTGTAAGAGCCTGCACTTACACCATGATGTAACCCATGCTCTCACGTGGTCACGGCCTCACACAGGCTCAGAGGGGGACGGGCAGGCAGCCAGGCCCCGTCGGGGCTTGTGTTTGGAGGCCGGGGCCTCTGGCTAACTCACTTCCGCCTCTCAAGTAAGAGTACGTGTAAGCTCGACATTGGAGTGTAATGGATCCGAAGAACATGAGCGTAGCAGAGCGCCTTGCCGTCCTGCCTGACGAAGAACGTGACCTCCTGCTCGACGGCCTCGTCGAAGGCGGCGACGATGAGTGGGAGTACTCGGCGGAGTTCTGGCTCAGGCCCAGCCAGCTCGAAGCGCTCACCGACAAGTCGTGGCTCGTCGCGATGCTCGCAGGACGAGGCGCCGGCAAGACTCGCACCGGCGCTCATTGGACGATCGAGAAAGCGAAAGTCCCAGGGACGCGCATCCACTTGGTCGGCCGTACCGTCGCTGACGTCCGCGACGTCATGGTGCAAGGCGAGTCAGGGATCCTCGCAGTGTCGAGCCCGCACTTCAAACCGGACTACATCCCGTCGATCCGGAAGCTCGTGTGGCCCAACGGCTCGACGGCGACGACGTTCTCCGCCGACTCACCGTCGCAGCTCCGCGGCCCTCAGGCACACGCCTGCTGGGCGGACGAGCTCGCCGCGTGGAAGCTCACACCTGACGACTCCGGCACGACCGCCTGGGACAACGTCATGATCTCGACCCGTCTCGGCAAGGACCCACAGATCTTCTGCACGACGACGCCGAAGCGGACCCACGTCATCAAAGACATCGTCGAGCGCGCCAAGCACGACAAAGCCGTGAGCATCCACTTGGGCTCGACGTTCGACAACGCGGCGAACCTGTCGCGCGAGTACCTCGACACGCTCAGCGCCATGTACGCCGGCACTGCGCTCGAGCGCCAGGAGCTCTACGGCGAGCTGCTGCTCGTAGTCGAGGGTGCGCTCTGGAACGAAGACGACGTCAGGCTGCAAGTCCCGCCGGCCGGCACTGACCTCATCACCGTCATCGGAGTCGACCCTTCAGCAAGCTCAGGCGGTGACGCCACCGGCATCGTCGTCGTCCAAGCGAGCGCCGAGAAAGAGCTCAACCAGCGGCACGCCTGGGTCAGAGTAGACGCTACGCTCAAAGGCCCGCCCGAGAAGTGGTCCGGCGTCGTCGCGGACCTGCAGGCGGAATGGTCACGGCCCGGCCGGCCCGCTATTGTAGTAGCTGAGAAGAACCAGGGCGGCGAGATGGTCGCCACGGCGCTCCACCAGCACAACCCTGCGATGCCCGTCGCGCTCATCCACGCGGCACGCAGCAAAGCAGTACGAGCCGAGCCTGTGCTGCTCGCCTACCGGCAGCGCCGCGTATGGCACAGTGACGAGTTCGAGGACTTAGTCGAAGAGCTCACCAGCTGGGAGCCCCAGTCACGCTGGTCACCGAACCACTTGGACGCCTTGGTCCACGCCGTGACGTCGGTGCTGATCGACGACGCACCACTCCGGCGGTTCGGGACGATCACAGCCGGTGACTACATGCTCAGCGCCACGGTCCCCGGCGCAGTCTCAGCGCAGCGGCGCGAGCGCGGCAAGTCCCTGCTCGGGACTTGGCGCCGCGGCCGCTGACTCAGTCACGCTTGCGCCTCTTGCGCCACACGGTCTTTGACTCGCCGGCGCGCGCAAGCAGTTCATGCACTTCCAGTTGGTCAGCAGCGGCAAGCAGTGCCGCAATGGCTTCGTCAGCGTCGCTGCCTTCCCAGCACACCTTCACGCGCTCAGCGTAGTAGCGCAATAGCTCAGCACTGCTTTTGCTCACTGCTCGCCGCCCTGCTCTTCGCGCATCTCGCGCACGAAGTCTTCCCAGCGCTCGTTCATCTCGTCGGCGAGGCTCTGCTCGTCCAGCGCGCGCTGGTCCTCGACGCACGGCGTGCAGAACAGCTCATCACCCCACGTCGTCGCGCCCTCGTCAGCCAGCCTGCCGCAGCCGTCGCACCAGCGTGGGTCTTCATCGTACTCGAGGACGCCGCGGTCCATGCCGAGCATCATCGCGTTCACTCCGGTCCGGAGCAGCACCTGGTCCGACACGCCGTCGTCTCGCTGCCACTCGCACAGCACGTCCGAGATCGTCGCGAACGTCACCTTTCCGTGCACGGCGACAGCCTCGTCGAGGACTTCCTCCGCCACGTCCTTCTCCCACTCGGTCATCTTCATCTTCAGACCTCCTCGCCGAGGTACTCGGCAGTCTCAGCGTCGAACCACGACATGCGCAGTCCGTACTCGTCTCGGTGCGACCACAGCAGCGCGTTGCGCCAGTTGCCGCTCATGTCCTGGACCCGGCCGGGCCCGATGTACTTGCCGCGCGGCATCTTGCGCAGCACCTCGTGGCTGACGTACTCAGCCATCACAGGTCGGCCTCGGCTGCGGCGTCGGCAAGGGTCTGAGCGGTGTGGTCGGCGTAGAACTTCCACGAGTCCAGCAGCATCGCGTTCTCGATGTAGCCGTAGAAGGCGTGCCAGCGGTCGGTGTCGTGGTCGAAGGGGCAGAGGGCCAAGGCCTCGTAGGCGACGGTGGTGAAGTCGTCGTAGGTGGTTGCGGTAGGCATGATGGCTCCTTTCGTCACGGCTCGAGCGCGAGCTCGGCCTCCAGCTTCTCGTCCATCAGGCGGACGTTGGTCGCCCACTTGAGCACCCGGTCCGCGAGGTCCAGCACGTGCGCGCCCTCGAACTCGACCACCGCGATGCCGGGCAAGCCGGTGTCCCGGTCCCGCCAGCCGGTCTCGACCTCGAGGACCAGCCACGTGCCCGAGCCCTCGCCCCAGGCGGTCACCCACCCGTCCAGCTCGAACTCGTAGCCGGCACCGTCGTCGGTGCTGACCTTCAGCGTGTGGTCCTCCGTGTGGACCTTGAACTTCTCGACCGCGTACAGCGTCGTCATTGCACTCACTCTCCTCTCACTCGAGCCCGTCCAGGACTCGTTCCTTGTGGATCTCGTCGAAGTCCGGCAGGAACGCCGCCGCCTGCGGCGGCAGCGCCCCGACCTGCTCCGTCAACGCGGCCAGCGCACGGAGCAGTTCCTCTGCACGGTCTTCTTGCTCGCGGTTCGCCTCGAGCGGGTACGGCGGGTTGAGTGCCGCGACCACGAGGTCGGTCACTGCCGCGTCCGCCAGGCTCAGCAGCGCTGATGTCTGTGCCGGTGTCATGCGCTCTCCTCTCTCACATAATCTGCCAGCCGCCGGTCTGCCAGACCAGCTGCAAGGTCAGCGGCGTCAGTACCGGCCGCCACACCCGCCGGATCGCGCCGCCGCCAGCAAGCTCGACTTCCTCGATGGTCACACCGAGCTCGGCGACCTCAGTCGGCGTGAACTCGGCCGCCAGCCAGGCGGTTGCTTCCTCCTGCTCGCCGAAGCGCGGCGTCGTCATCTTGCCGGCCGGCGTCATCACTGCAACAAGTGCCATGTCCTTTCCTTCCGTCATGCGGCCTCAGCCGCTCCGCTCATTGCCCTCTCCCAGGACCGGCGCTCCATGAGCGCCTCGACCGTTCCGGCCTCTGCCCGCTCTACCGGGCGAGCCCGGCTGATCCGGCAGATGGCGCAGGTGCACTCTGGCGCCCGGGCCAGCGTCCTCACTGCTTCCATCCTGTCACCTCCTTACAGTTAGATCATACACTGTAGTGACAAGAAAGTAAACTTCATGCGAGGACTTTCTCAGGCCGGCTGCACCCACGAGCCGTCCGCGGTGATGCAGAACTCGAGGCCCTCATCAGCGCGCGGGTCGACGTCGGCTTCGGACTCGCCGCCCATGAAGCCGCCGAACGTCGCGCCGCCGCCGATCACGAACGTCACAGGCTGCGCCATCGAGAGAGCGCCGAACGGCTTCCGGCCTTCGTACAGCTCGAGCTCGAGCCGGCCGTCCTTGACGCGGCCGTAGTACGTGATGCCCCAGCGGAACAGGACTCGCGCAGTGTCGGTCATCTCACGCTCCTTCCTTCGTCGGGATGCTTGCCGGCAGCGGCTGGACCTTGACGCCGGCCGCCGCGAGGACGTAGGCCCACTCGTGCATCGTGCCTGCGAACTCGGCCGGCACTTCGATGCCGCGATGAGCCGCGACGGTCCGCGCTGCGTCGTACCCCTGGTACTTGCTGTCCTTGGACGGCATCAGCCGCAGGCTCGGGTACTCGGCGCCGTCGTGGATGTGGGCCTGGACCTTGGCGTGCCAGTTGCGGTGCCGGTTGTAGATCCGGTGCAAGCGCTTCACGGTGTCAGTCATTGCTCTTTCCTCTCACTCGTGCCACGGGCCGAAGTGCTCGTGCTCGAGCATCATCGCCGCAGCCTCTTCCCGGGTGTACCGGACGGTCTCGCGGATCTCTCCGAAGTAGTAGTACAGCGCAGCCGGCATCTCGACGCTGTTGCCGTTCGCCTGCTCCGACACCATCCACATCTCGTGGCCCTGGACGACCTCCTCGAGGTACTCGACCCAGGCGTGGCCGTGCCACAGCCCTTCGATGTGCGGGTGGCGCACCAGCCCGTGGACCAGGACGTACTCCCGTGTCGGCTCCATCACCGCCAGCGTCCCCGCTACCTCGTAGCAGTTGCCGGTGGCCTGGGCCTGCTCTTCACGCGTCGGCAGTCTCATGACTACCTCCTTTCCACAAGGACATTGTACACCGTAATGTACGACAAGTGGTAACTCACGACTTTGCGGCCGGCGGACTCGCCGCCGGCCGACTCGCGCTCATGCGCTCATGTACGTCTCCCAGCCGGACTCACCCTCCTTCGGGGCGCGCCAGCCGACGATCTCCTCGCCTTCCCACACAGGCTTGAACGGGAACTTGCTGGTGATCAGCTTCTGCTGACGAACCTCAGCGAGGTGGACCTGGTACCCGGCGTAGACCGCGGATGCGGTCGTGGCCGTGGCGGCCCAGCCGCACTTGCAGCCACCGGTGGCCGGCTGGCCGCCCGTGGCCTTCGCGCCGGGCTGGTAACCGTGACCCTTGACTCGTGCCATCTTCATCACCTCCTTCAGTCTCTCTGTCCAAGGACATCATACACTAAAGTGCAAGAGAAGTAAACTCATCATCAAAGAATCTTTGAAAGGAGGTACAGTCGCTGACATGCGCGCTCTCGACGTCGTCATCGACACACTCTGCGTCGCGCGCCTGGTCAGGCTTGTCACGGAAGACAAGATCGCTGAGCCGGTGCGCAACGCAATGTTCGAGTCCGGCGACGAGCGGCTCGCATACTTGGCTACCTGTCCGTACTGCGTGTCAGTCTGGGCGGGTGCCGCGGTCGCTACCGGCTTGCTTCCACGGCGTGCGCGCTACGCGCTCGCGCTCAGTGAAGCAGCTACCGGCTTCCGCAAAGCACTCGACTCGCTGCCGACCCGCTGGTGACATGATCAACTTCTTCGACGACGACCCTGTAGAGCTCGACCGGTACCGCGCGCAGCCTGCGCCGTACTCGCAGCCGCGCTCACTTACTGGCGCCGCACAGCGGCTCAAGCTCACGGACAACGCACGTGAGCGAGTTGACAAGCGCAAAGTCTCAGCGTGGCAGACTGCCGCGTGGCAGTTCTTCGACCAGATCGGTGAAGTCAAGTTCGCGTTCTCTTTGATCGGCCAGGTCATCTCTCGCGTCCGGCTGTACACAGCGTTCGTCGATGACCCTGACTCTCCGCCGGTCAACGTCAGTGAGTTCCTGCAGCGGTTCGATGACAAAGATGCGACGTCGCACAAGACGCGGCACGCGATGGAGCAAGCTAGCGAAGTCGTTGAAGACCTCTCTCAGAACGCGTTCAACTCGCTGTCGAGCCTGCTCAGAGAAGCAGCGATCAACCTGTCAGTGCCCGGCGAGTTCTACCTGATGAACCACGGCGGCAAGTGGCACATCGTCTCGAGTGACGAGCTAGTCGCATCCGGCAACTCGTACAAGCTTCGCCGCGACCGCACTTCAAGCGCCGCTCAAGACGAAGTCAACGAGAAGACGTTCATCGCCAGGATCTGGCGCGCGCATCCAAGGTTCTCGAACGAGCCTGACTCTTCGATGCTAGGCGTGCTTGACCAGTGCGAGCAGCTGGTGCTACTCGACCAGGCGATGCGAGTACTGACTCGTTCACGGCTCAATGCCGGCGCGCTGTTCGTCCCGGACGGTGTCGGCGCTGCTCAGCTTGAGCAAGAGCTTGCGCAAGCAGCGACGAACCCGCTCGAAGATGAGTCTGCGATGACGACCGTAGTGCCGCTGATCCTGCGCGGCCCGGCAGAGCTCGGGCGCGAGATCAAGATGGTAGACCTGTCACGTCGAGTAGATGCTGACATGCTCGAGCAGCAGACCCGTGCACTTGACCGCGTACTGGCCGGCATGGACATCCCGAAAGACATCGTCCAAGGCCTCAGCAACGCGCGGTACTCGAACGCGATCATCATCACTGATGAGATGTTCCGGTCTCACGTAGAACCACTTGTGCTGCTGATCGTAGATGCACTGACGAACGTCGTGCTGCAGCCGAAGCTGAAGCAGCTCGGGATCGACCCAGAGATCGCTGCCAGCATGGTCATCTGGTACGACCCGTCAGACATCGTGACACGGCCTGACCGGTCACAAGCTGCGAACGACGGCTTTGACCGGAAGATCCTCAGCGCGAAAGCGTGGCGCTCGTCGCGCGGGTTCACTGAGCTCGACGCTCCGGACGAAGAAGAGCTCATTGCACGTCTTGCTATTGAGCGTGCACAGATCCCGCCCGAGATGGCGAGCCCGATGCTTGAGACGCTCAACCCTGAGTTCTTCGCAGAGGTCCGTCAGCAGGGTCAGGCCGCGTCAGAGATGCCGACTGACATCTCACAGATGCTGTCGCCGCAGCAGCCGGGTGCTGCACCGAAGGAAGACATTGAAGGCGGTGACGTCGCGCAAGGCGGCTTCATGCCACCTCCGGCAGGGTGACAGTTGGTACGTTCTTGACTACCGCTGCCCACGGAGCTTTCTATGACTGATCCAGACCACTACCAGTTCGACGTCGAGACGCTGTTCGGGCGCTGGGCTGAAGAGCTTGTCCGCGACAAGCCGGACATGGCGCTAGTTGCGTCGATTGAAGCTCTTGCGGCGAAAGACGGCTGGTCAGTGGTCGAGTATGCCGAGCATGTCATCACTGCGGCGGGCTGCTCTCCGAAGAAGAAGCGCGGCAAGCGAGTCCGTGTCATCGTAGCCGGTGTCACTCAGCCTGGCGAGATCGCCGCGCACATCTGCAACCCGGCCGACGAGAATGACCCGTTGGCTCACATCGTAGCGTCATGTGGCTGCGGGTGCGGCAAGTGCGGCAAGCACATGGTCGTGCCTGAGTCTCATCTTGAAGAGTACGACGATGATGACGACTACGACTACTCGTACGAGTATGGCCACGAAGCCGCAGAGTACGACACTGAAGCTCGTCAGAACGCGATGTATGAAGCGCTTGAAGACATCGAAGGCATCTTCGGGAAGTTCGACCAGAGCTCTGGGCCTGACGGCGCGCACTACGTCGAAGTCTCTCCGTTCGCTGACGAAGGCATGGTCTGCGCGAACTGCGTCTTCTACAAAGGCCCACGCGGCTGTGAAGTCGTTGAAGGTGACATCGACCCGAACGCCGTCTGCAAGCTGTGGATCATCCCTGGCTCTCTGATTGAAGAGCGTGAAGACTACGACCATGAGATGCTTGACGGCGAGTCACTGGTCATCCTGTCATCTCTTGTCGCGGCGCCGCGACTGCTGCGTCCATCTGCAGGCAACGCGCGCAGCGCGGCTGAGCGAGCTTCGAGCAGGATGCTCAAAGTCGGCAAGCGCGACTGGAACCCGGACCTGCATCCGCGTGGTCGCGATGGACGGTTCATCATCAAGTTCGGCTGGGTGACGGCGCTCATCAAAGACTGGGACTCGATGGACATGAAGATGCCTGTCGACCGCCCGCGGAACTACCGCGCTCGAGTCGTCGACATCATCCCGGACAAGACTAATCCCGGCAAGCCGAAAGTCAAGCTCGAAGTCTTCAAGAGTGACGGCACTCGTGCAGGCTTTGCCACAGTGACTCCGGACAAGGTCACTCACGCTGCAGGTTCGAAGGCGCGGCTTGATCAGATCGTCAACATCGAAGCGTCGAAGCAGCGTGCTGACAGCCTCTCAATGAAGACGCCCGTTGAAGGCCCGAGCCTGGACCGGCAAGAAGCGAACCGCGTGATCCGTGAAGTCGCTGAAGGCATCGAGGTCACTCCTGAAGAGATCGAGATGGCTACCGATGTCTTGGCCCGTGAAGGTGGAGAAGACGGCGAAGCGTACATCAGGTTCATGGAGATCCTGCAGCGCGCGCGTGATGAGCGCAACTACATCGACCCTGAAGAGATCATCCCTGATGAGCCGCGGCCGAAGTACGCTGAGTTTGATGAGCGGCGCGCGATCATGGAAGACCCGGACAACTTCATCGAAGGTGAGTCCGAAGGAGAGCGGTTCACGCGGCTGTTCCCGGACCTTCCGAAAGACAAGCCTGCTCGGCTCACGCCGTTCGACCCGAGCAGTGGCAGGCTCAAGCAGTTCCGGGGCACAAACCCGCCGGACACAAAAGGCCGAGACGACTTCGGCGCAGAAGCAGCGACGTACCTGACCGATGAAGAGCTCGACTTCGTCATCCGGCAGCGCGAGAAGCAGGTGGCCGACAAAGTCGGTCTGTCACCGGCGGCGGACCTGAGGGTGCTGCAGAAAGAGCGTGCGCGCCGTGATGCAGAGCCCCAAGTGACACTAGATGACGTCGACTTCTCTGTGCTTG